AGCGACCACATCGCCTGTGATGAACTGTGAGCCAAGTCTGCCCCTTCCACGCTTCAAAACAGGGAAATCGTGAAGGTTTTGCATATCAGTGATCCACTTCTCAGAGCGACCAATGATCTCAGCCAGTTGCGTTTTGTTAACGATCAATTGTCATCCTTTGCCATGAAAACCGACAATGTAAAAAGCTGTCACTAGGAAAAAGTCGCGGCGCGAATGATTTTGGTGAGCAATTATCTAATTTCAGAGCCAAAATGATTTCAATCCCGAGTAAATGCGCGGCTCAAATATATACAGCAGATAATGTTCAGGAAATAAAGTCCATATTAGAGGACGCAATCACAGAGGCATTGAATGAAATTAGAGGAGTCGGTCAGAACAATCCAGAGGGAGAGTTTGCAGAAGGCGATTCAGAAGCAAATTTGGAAGCGACTGAAACCACCAACGAAACTGACAATCTCGGATTGGGCTGACGAATATCGCAAACTGAGTCCAGAGTCCTCGGCTGAAGCTGGAAACTGGAAAACCTCTCGCGCTGAATATCAACGAGGCGTGATGAATGCGCTATCTGATCCAACAATTGAGACAGTGGTGATGATGTCCTCGGCTCAAGTTGGCAAGACTGAGATTTTGAACAACGCTGTCGGATTCTTTATTTCCCAAGACCCGAGTCCAATGCTGGTGGTTCAACCGACTTTGGACATGGCTCAGACTTGGAGCAAGGATCGACTCGCACCAATGCTGAGAGACACTCCGATTCTGGCTGGCTTGGTGAAAGACCCGAGATCGAGGGACTCTGGCAACACGACACTTCACAAAGTCTTTGCTGGTGGCCATGTGACTGCTTGCGGTGCAAACTCTCCATCGAGTCTGGCATCGAGGCCAGTGAGGGTGGTTTTCTGTGACGAGGTTGATCGATACCCGATCTCGGCTGGCTCAGAAGGTGATCCAGTGTCTTTGGCCAAGAAAAGAGCAACAACCTTCTGGAATCGAAAGATTTTGTTGGTTTCCACTCCGACAAACAAAGGCGCGAGTCGGATTGAGGCGGCTTATGAGGAAAGCGATCAGAGAAAGTTTCACATTTGCTGCCCTGATTGCCAGCATGAGCAAACCTTGAAATGGGGTCAAGTCAAGTGGGAAACTGACAAGCCTGAGACTGCAAAATATGTTTGCGAGGAATGCGGGTCACTCTGGGATGATGCTCAGAGGGCAAAGGCCATCAAGAAAGGTCGCTGGATCGCAAGCAAACCAACAGGCAAGGTCGCAGGGTTTCATTTGTCGGCATTGTATTCACCTTGGAGTCCTCTTGGTGATGGAGTTCAGGATTTCCTTGAGGCCAAGAAACAGCCAGCGACACTGCGAGTCTGGGTCAACACTTATTTGGGTGAGACTTGGGAGGAGGAAGGCGATCAAGTTGACGATTATTCTTTGGCCAACAGAGCCGAGGAATGGGACGCAATTCCAGAGGATGTCTTGCTTTTGACTGCTGGAGTCGATGTCCAAGATGATCGACTTGAGGCTGAGGTGGTTGGATGGGGTCTTGACGAGGAATCTTGGTCGATTGCTTATAAAACCTTTTATGGCGACCCTTCTGCACCCCATATTTGGAAGGATTTAGACGAGTTTTTGAATCAGACTTATGAGCATGAGTCTGGCCAAGACATGATTGTCAGAGCCACTTGCATTGACTCTGGTGGCCACAATACTCAGGCAGTTTATAAATATGTCCACCCGAGAGAGGGCAAGCGCATATTTGCGATCAAGGGTGTTGGTGGTGAGGGCAAGCCGATTGTTGGCAAGCCTTCAAAAAACAACATTGGCAAGATCAAACTGTTTCCAGTTGGTGTTGACACTGCCAAACTGCTTTTGTTCTCTCGATTCAAGATTCAGGATCATGGCGCTGGCTATTGCCATTTTCCAGTTGGCCGTGAGGATGAGTATTTCAAGCAATTGACTGCTGAGAAAATTGCCACTAGATATCACAAAGGATTTGCAAGGCGCGAGTTTGTAAAGACCAGAACTCGAAACGAGGCGCTCGATGTCAGGGTTTATGCAATGGCTGCACTTTCCCTTTTGAATGTTAATCTGGCATCATTGGCAAAAAGGGCAGAATTGCGAAAACAGGCAGTTGAGGAAGTGAAAACGACCAAACAAACCAGTCGAGTGAGGCCGCAATCGTCATTTGTTAACAGTTGGCGCTAAAATGCGCTATATTCCGCAAAACTAAGGGGGGGGTTAATGCCTAACCTTTTCGACTCAAGCAATGCTCCAACGACTGAGCCTGAAAACATTGTGATTGGTAGTTTTTTCCAATGGAAACGCACCGATCTAGGGGCTGACTACCCTCCATCACTCTACACTCTCAAATATACAGCCCGAGTTCAGGGCGGTGGCAATGAAGAAATCAACATCACTGCAACAGCCAGTGGAAATGATTTTCTGGCCACAATCAACAATGCAACCAGTGCGGCTTTCATGAAGGGAAGTTATGTCTGGCAAGCTGACATCGAGCGCAATTCTGATTCTGCTCGGGTCACTGTTGACAAAGGATATTGGGAAATTGTCGCTGACTTGAATTTGACTTCTGCTGATCTGAGAACTCATGCTCAGATAATGATTGGAAAGATCGAAAGCATTTTGTCTGGTCGCGCTGATTCTGATGTTTCAAGTTATTCAATTGCTGGTCGCAGTCTTTCAAAGATGTCATTCAGAGAATTGACAGACGCTCGGGATTATTACAAGCGTGAGCGTCAAAAAGAATTGATTGCTGAGAATATTGCAAAAGGCAAACCGACTGGTTCAACAATTCAAGTGAGGTTCGGATAATGGGAATTTTGGACATTTTTTCCAGAAAGAAACCTCTGAAAAAGCGCAGTTATGCTGGTGCGAATGTTGGACGCTTATTCAGTGACTTTATTTCATCCTCTAAGTCTGCTGATGAGGAGATCAGGCCAGCACTGAGAATCTTGCGTGATCGCTCTCGAGATTTAACTCGAAACAATGAGTATGCCAAGCGATTCGTCAATCTGGCCAAGATCAATGTTGTTGGTGATCGAGGCGTGACTGTCCAAGTCAAAGCCAGAAACGACAATGGCTCGATGGACAACATTGGAAACGATCAGATCGAGACTGCATTTGCTCAGTGGTCACGATTAGGTGTCTGCACTGTTGATGGCAAATATTCATGGGTCGATGCTCAGAGATTTTTTGTTGAGTCTCTGGTGCGTGATGGCGAGGTTTTGTGTCGCAAGGTTCGTTATCCAAACAAGTTTGATTTTGCGCTTGAGTTTCTTGAGCCAGACTATTTGGATGAAAACTATAACGACAACCTCGCTAACGGCAACACAATCAGAATGTCGGTCGAATTAGACCCATTCGGTCGGCCAGTTGCTTATCACTTGCTGACAAAACATCCTTTTGATGCTTATTCTCAAGCGATTGCTCAACCTCGAGTTCGAGTTCCTGCTGACAGGATCATTCATTGCTTTATTGGTGAGCGTGCGCAGCAAACTCGCGGTGTGCCTTGGATGTCTCCAGCAATTACCAGTTTGAAAATGCTTCATGGATATCGAGAGGCAGAATTGGTGGCGGCTCGGGTTGGCGCTTGCAAGATGGGCTTTTTCACCTCTCCTCAAGGTGATGGCTTCACTGCTGACGATACAGTTGACAACATTCCAATCATGCAAGCTGACGCTGGAACTTTCCACCAGTTGCCAGAAGGCGTGAGTTTCCAACAGTTCGATCCAACACATCCAACAGGCGCTTTCGCTGATTTTGAGAAAGCTGTTTTGCGCGGTATCGCTTCAGGTCTGGGTGTTTCTTACACCTCACTGGCCAACGATCTTGAGGGTGTGTCTTATTCCTCAATTCGTCAAGGCACTCTTGAGGATCGTGACCAGTGGAAAATGGTTCAGGACATTCTCATTCAGCACTTTGTCGAGCCAGTTTATCGAGAGTTTTTGCTTTCGATCATGCGCAATGGTCTCATCAATATCCCTGAAAGTCGCTTTGACAAGTTTGCTGATGCGGCAATTTTCAGGGCGCGAGGCTTCCAGTGGGTTGATCCATTGAAAGAAATGAATGCGGCTGTGATCGGCATGAAAAACGGCATTTTGTCGATGCAAGATGTTGCAAACCAATATGGCCGCGATGTTGAGGAAACATTCTCAGCAATTAGCAGTGAGAAAGAATTGGCCAGCGCTTATGGTCTAAAGATGGCATTTGAGCCATTTGGTGACAAACTTCCAACAGTTGCTGAGGTAAGCGATGCCAGTTCCGAATGAAGCCATGAAAGAGGAAGCCCAAAGAGGGCTTGATTGGCGATCAGAATTTGGTCGCGGTGGCACTGAAGTCGGCATTGCCAGAGCCAGAGACATCGTGAATGGCGCTGATTTGTCTGACGATACAGTTGGACGAATGGTCAGTTATTTTGCAAGACATGAAGTTGACAAAGAGGCAGAAGGCTTTAGAGTTGGCGAGGAAGGTTATCCATCCAACGGCAGGATTGCATGGGCTTTATGGGGTGGCGATGCTGGCAAGTCATGGTCTGAGAGAGAGTATGAGAAAATCAAAAATGATCGATCGACTACTCAAGAGTCAAATGAGTTGCTAAAATCTGACAAATCTGAAAGGATGAATATGAGTGACGAAGAAAGAGCAATGGTCAGTGTTTCAATTCATGTTGACACTGAGGATGTTGCTGAAATCATCGAGGCACAAACTGAGCAAATGGCCACTGCTGCACAAATTGACTTAGAGTCAAGCGCACAAACAGAGGACGCACCAGTTGAGCAACCAGTTGAAATGGCCGTTGATGTTACTGACGATCGCAAGGCTGGTGAGCGTATGACTCGCGCTGACGCAATGGAAGCCCGAGTGGAGAGTGTTGACGATCGCAGGGTGTCGATGTCAATCTCCTCTGAAATGCCAGTTGGTCGCTCTTATGGTGAGGAAGTCCTAGACCACAATCCACAATCAATTGACTTGAGTTTCTTGAACTCTGGTCGCGCACCATTGCTCTTGGATCACGATCCTGAGCGTCAAATTGGTGTGATCGAATCTGTAAGTCTCGATGGCTCGGCTCGCAAGTTGCGGGCGACAGTGCGTTTCGGTAAGAGCGCACTGGCTTCAGAGGTTTACGGAGATGTCGCGGATTTGATTCGCGGTAATGTTTCCATTGGTTACTCAATTGCCAAGATGGTGAAAGAGAATGATGGCAAAACTTATCGCGCAACAAATTGGCGACCTGTTGAGGTGTCTATTGTTTCAATTCCTGCCGATGTGTCAGTTGGCGTGGGTCGAAGCATGGAAACTGAAACAACCTCTGAAGCTGTGGTGGAAACATCACAAATTACCGAAACTTTGGTGGAAGCGCAAACTCAAGTCGCTGAAGCCGATACCCGAAAGGAAATCAAAATGGAAAATTCAGCAACTGTTGCGACTGAAAGTCGCGCTTATGACGCTCCTATCCAAGCCGAAGTTGGTTTGACACAGAAGGAAGTTCGTCAATTCTCATTTGTCAAGGCAATCAACGCTTTGGCAAATCCTCAAGACAAGCGTGCATGGGCTGACGCTGCTTTCGAGCGTGAAGTCTCAGAAGCTGCTCAAAAGACTTATGGCCGTTCTGCTCAAGGCATTTATGTGCCAAATGAGATCGTCAAAGCAAAGCGTGACTTGAATGTTGGCACATCAACTGCTGGCGGCAACTTAGTTGCAACCGACTTGTTGGCTGCATCATTCATTGAAATGCTGCGCAATCGTTCAGTTGTTCAGCGTGCTGGCGCGACTGTGATGAATGGTCTGGTTGGCAATGTGGCAATTCCTAAGCAATCTGGCGCTGCCACTGCTTACTGGGTCGCTGAGTCTGGCGCTCCTACTGAGAGCCAACAAACTCTGGCTCAAGTCACAATGTCTCCCAAGACTGTTGGCGCTTTCACTGACTTCTCACGCAAGTTGATGCTCCAGTCCTCAATCGATGTTGAGACAATGGTTCGTCGCGACTTGGCCACTGTGATCGCTTTGGCTATTGACGCTGCTGCATTGTATGGCACTGGTCAAAACAATCAGCCCACAGGCATCAAGTTGCAGTCTGGCGTGAACACCAAAGACTTTGCAGCCACAAACCCAACATTTGCTGAGTTGGTGGCAATGGAGTCTGAGTTGGCCACTGACAACGCTGACATCGGCACAATGACTTATTTGTTCAATCCTGCACAGCGCGGTGCATTGAAAACAACTGAGAAGTCCTCCACTTCTGCTGGTCAGTTTGTTTGGGAAGCTGGCAACACAGTCAATGGCTATCGCACCGAAGTCTCCAATCAAGTGACTGCTGGCGATGTGTTTTTTGGCAACTTTGCTGACTTGATGATCGGCTTCTGGTCTGGTTTAGACTTGACAGTTGATCCTTACAGCAACAGCACAAGCGGCACAATGCGCGTGATTGCTTTGCAAGATGTGGATATCGCAGTTCGCAACGCGGTTTCCTTCTGCTATGGTGACGCAGACATTGCCTAATGTCTAAAATGCTCCGAGGGGGAAACCTCTCGGGGCTTTTAATATGAAACTCGAATTCATACGAAACACAATGACAAGCGCAGGGAAAGCCCGAATTGGGCAAGTCCTAGAGTTGCCTGAGCAAGAATCAAAAGATTTGGTCAAATTAAGTCGTTGCGTTCCTTATGTCTCTCAAGAATTAGTTGATCGCTCGATTGGTCTGTCCGATGACACAAAACCAGTCAAGCGTGGAAGGCCAAAAAAGAATGTATGAGTCTGCTGCTGATCGCTTAATGTATTTGAAGGACTTTGGGGTTGATGTGAAATACACAATCCAAAATGGAGTCCCAAAGACAATTCGAGGAATCTTTGACAACCAGTTCATCGATGTTCAGGCTGGTGGCGATGTTGGCTTTGCTGTTCAGCAACCAAGACTCATGGTTCGCACCTCGGATGTGGCCTCATGCACTGAAGGCGATGCCTTCCAGATTGCCAAAGTCAATTATATATCCAGAATTGTTCAGGATGATGGGACTGGCATGACAATGATCGTTTTGGAGAAACAATGAGCCATGTGAGACAACAGATCAGGGATGCGGTGGTGACTGCTTTGACTGGTCTGACAACGACTGGCTCTCGGGTCTATAAGTCTCGGGTTTATCCATTCGAGTCTGGCAAACTGCCAGCGCTGATTGTTTACACAAAGTCAGAGACATCGACAAACGAAACAATGACCAAACCCAGAACTCAGTTGAGAGTTTTGGAGGTTATGGTTGAGTGTTATGTCATGGCAAACACTAATTTTGACAATACGATTGACACCATTGCAGTTGAGGTGGAAGAAGCACTTTATGCAAACATCACGCTTGGTGGCAAAGCAAAGGACATCAACACTGTGGCTTTTGAATCTGATTATTCAGGGGATGGAGAGCAAGTTGTCGGTGTTGGGCGTTTCACTGTTGAGGTAACTTACTCAACCAAGGAAAATGATCTTGAATCTGCTGCTTAATGTGGCAAAATTGTAAAACTTGAAAGGGGCTTAATTATGGCTACTCATACTGGTTCAGAAGGTACACTCAAAGTCGGTTCTGACACGATTGGCGAGATTCGCAGTTTCTCGATTTCCGAGTCTGCTGATACTCTCGAGGACACATCAATGGGCGATGCTTCTCGCACCTATAAGGCATCACTCAAGACCTTCACTGCGTCTGTTGATGTTTTTTGGGACGAGGCTGACGCTGGCCAGACTGCAATGGCAGTCGGTTCAACTGTGACTTTCTCGGCTTATCCAGAAGGCGCGACAACTGGTGACAAGTATTACACTGGTTCAGCAATCGTGACTGGTCTGACTGTGAATTCATCTTTTGATGGCATGGTCGAGGCTTCCATCACATTGCAAGGCACTGGTGCTTTGACCCTTAGCACTGCAAGCTGATGAGTGCAATTGATCGAGCAAAAGCCCATTTCAAGTCACTTCAAGTCAAGACGATTGAAGTGCCTGAGTGGGGCGATGAGAATGGCCCTCTGATTGTTTATGTTGAGCCTTTCACACTGAAAGACAAATCTAAACTTCAGGCGGTCACTCGATTGGGAAACTCTGAAGCCGACACTCTTGTTGAGTTGTTGGTTATGAAGTGCCTCGATAAAGATGGGGGAAAGATTTTCACCATCGAGGACAAACCAGTTTTGCGAAACATGGTCGATGCCTCAATTTTGGAAAGAGTTTCAACAGAAATCATGCGAGTTGATTTCAAGGAACTCGAAAAAAACTAAGGGAGACTCCTGAACGACAATTCCTTTTTTATCTCGCTGAAAAGTTGCACAAAACAATTGGTGAGATCGAGGAAATGCCAGTTGAGGAGTTCCTAGAATGGCAAGTTTGGATTAAGTTTCAGTCGGAGAGAAGCAATGGCCAGTAAAGATGTAAGCATTGACATTGTTGCTCAGGACAAGACTGGCGCGGCATTCAAATCAGTCAAAGGCGGTCTTGACGGAATTGGCAATGCTGTCGGCATGGTCACTGGCAAGATCGCTGGTCTGACTGCGGTATTGACTGCAATTGGCGGTATCACTCAAATCAAAGGTTTGATGGATAGTGCTGATGAAATGAACAAACTGTCGATCAAGACAGGCATTGCAGTTGCAGAACTTTCATCACTCTCAAACACGGCTGATCTGGCTGGTGTTTCAAACGAGCAACTTGGCTCGGCTCTTGTCAAACTCAACAAAAGCATTGCTGAGGCGGCTTCAGGCAGCAAAGAGCAATCAGAAGCATTCAAGAATCTTGGTGTCAATGTAAAAGATGCCAATGGCAACATTCGACCAACTGCTGATATTTTGGGCGATGTGGCTCAAGCGTTTAATGGTGCGGCTGATGGCGCGACAAAGACTCAATATGCGATGGCTTTGTTTGGCAAAGCTGGCGCTGATCTGATTCCATTCCTTAATCAAGGCAAACAAGGAATCAAAGAATTTGGTGCAAGTTTCGGTGACGAATTTGCAAAGAATTCTGAAATGTTCAATGACAATCTAACAAAGATGGGTCAAAGAATCAAAGCATTTATGGCTGAAAAATTGACGCCATTTTTGCAGTTTTATAACAGACAATTTGCTGAAATTGAGCGAATTGATAAATTAACAAAAGAGACTGTTGGCCCTTCACCAGAGCCAGCATCACTTTCTGAATTAGACGCATTTAAAAAGAAAAAACCTCTCAAGGCTTTAGGTGCTGAAGCACCAAAGGTCGAGCAAATCTCTGAAATCACTCGGGCTTATATGGCCGTTTCAGATCAGATCATTAAGCTGGTCGATGGTGAGGACGCTTTGAAATTGGTTCAGTTTCAGAGAATGGGAGCAAATGCTGAACAGATCAGACAATATGAAATTTATTTAAATACTGTCAGAAATCTGACTGAGGCAGAAAAAGCCAAGATCGAGCAAGACAAACAGCAACAAAAACTCGATGAGCAAATCACAAAGGATGCCAAAGAGCAAGCCGATGCTGTCAAGAAAATCTTTGAGGACACTCGCACACCTTTGGAGAACTACACTGAGAGAGTTCAATATCTCCAAACTGTCCTCGGCAAAGGTTTAATTGATCCTGACACTTTCAGTCGCGCTGTTGGTTTGGCCAATGATGAACTCAAAAAATTCACAGAAAAAGGCAAGTCTGACATTGACATCTTGACTGACGCGATCAATGGATTTGGCAATGAATTCACCAGCACTCTGACTGAAGCATTTATGACTGGAAAGCTGAACTTCACTGACATGGTGAACTCGATCCAGCGCGACATCATTCGGATGATGATTAAGAAAAACATTACTGATCCGAGCGTGAGTTTCCTTACAGACCTTTTCAAAGGCTTTGGTGCAAGGGCTTTGGGTGGCCCTGTTTCATCAAACACACCTTACATGGTCGGTGAGCGTGGCCCTGAGTTGTTTGTGCCAAATGGCGCTGGAAATATCGTTCCAAATAACAAACTTGGTGGCGGTGGCGTGACTGTCGTTCAGAATATCAACATTGACTCAAGGTCTGACAGATCATCGATCATGGCTGCAATGAATCAGGCCAAAGAGCAAGCCAAAGCTGAAATTTATCGATCAATGAAATCTGGTGGAGCGTTTGCATGACAACCTTTGCTTGGCCTAGTGTCAAAAACCCTCAATCGGCTCTTTGGGAGTTGAGGTCAAACACTCAGATTTTCACCTCTCCTCTCAGCCAGCAATCTCAGACAGTCGAGTTGGCTGGTGCAAAATGGTATTGCTCAGTCGCTTGGAATAATCTTTCAAGGGCTGAGGTCGCACCAATTCAGGCTTTGTTTTACAAATTGCGCGGCATGGCCAACACTGTCTATTTGCCTCGATTTGGTGAGACTGCTCCGATTGGTTCTGTTTCTGGCTCGATCACTGTTTCAAGTTCAACTGGATCGACTGTCACTTTGTCATCATCGAGCCTATCAATTGGCGACTTCATTCAGTTTGAAAATTATGAAGTCAAGATGATTGTTGGAAAGTCATCAAGCACTTACACAATCGAGCCACCATTCAGAACTCAACCAAGTTCATCGAGTGCTGTGACTTATACAAACCCTTCAGCAATCATGCGACTTGATGGGACATCGGTGGCCATAAATAAAATGATTGAAGGCGTTTATTCTGTGACTGCTGGCTTTCTGGAGGCGATATGACTCGAAGCCTAGCCAGTGCCATCACATCGGCTCTGACAGACGATAATCTCACAGTCTGCTTTTTGGTGGATTTGGACTTTTCCTCTGGCCATATTTATTACACAAATGGTGGCAAATCGATTGTCTATGGTGGCAACACTTATTTGGCAGTCGGTGGTCTTGGCGGCATTGACACAATCTCAGAGACTGCAAATCTTGAGGCTAAAGGGTTAACCCTAACACTCTCTGGAATTGACTCAAATCACATTGCAATTGCTTTGGGTGAGAATTATCAAGGTCGGGCGGCAAAGATTTATTTTGCTTTGCTCGATGCCA